CGCTGTACTTCGGCCTGCTTGATTGCGAGTTCTTGTTGTTGTAACTGGAAAGTAGGATCTTGCATCTGCTGCTGTGCAGCGGCTTGTGCAGCTTGTTGCTGGTTTGCCTGAGACAACTGAACACCCGCTTTTGCCATAACCTGCGCTAGCGAAACTTCGATGTCTTCTGGTAATGACTCGTTTGGAGGTGGCAATGCTGCGCCAATCTTCTCCTCCATCTGCTTACGGTATTTAAACGCCGTATGTTCTGCCAAGTGAGCCTGCAACGCGCCCATAATTGCCTGCGCCTGCGGGTTCTGCCCAATCATCTGAGCAATTTGGGGGTCTTGCATAAACGACTGGTGAGTCGCTATGTGAGCGTCGTGGTCCTGATACATGAACGCCTTCATCGGCTTGCCAGTCAGCGCATCCATATTCTCGCTTACTGGGTCTGTCGGTTTCAGGTCGTCCTCCATCGGCACGAGTTTTTCTGCGTTCTTAACGCCTAACACCTCAATCATCTGTCGGTGTAACTGCGGTAAGTCGTATATCTGCGGAGCTGTCTGGGCCATCTGCAATACTGCTTGGTACTGCACCACCCGCTGCGCCATTGTCGAACTGTTTGGGTCACTGACAGGGATCACATCCACTGCCATGTAATCGTCTTTTCTAGCCGTAACCGCACCACGAATCGGCTCGTACCCATACTCAGCCGGAGCGTACTCCGACATAATCGCCTTGAGCATCTTGAACTCTTGCTTCATGGCGTAGTGAACGCGGGCCTGTACCGCAGCCATCGGCTTCAATGTACGTTCTAACAGAGCTAGTGTGGTTCCAACTGGCGCATTGGCCGACATATCAGAGATGTTCATATCGCTGATAGCACCAAGCCTACGGCCTTCCGTAGTAATCTGGTTTAGCAAAGCAAGTAGCGTTTGGCTTGGCTCCTTATAAGGAAGTGGCATGATGTTGTCGCGGATCGAGCCAGACGGTACATCAACGTCTTTCCATTCGCCCGGTTCAATCGGCGTGTCATCACCTTTGATCCTAAGTCCACGAGCTTTTAACCCGCCGGGAAGGTTAGACAACGTACCCGCATCAACTAGCTGGCGAATAAGAGAGGTGCCAGCTTTAGCATAACCACCAATAATGTGGATGAGGCCAAGCCCATAAAACCCAAATCCGGGCACATATACATAGTGCACAAAATGCTGACGCTTAAGATGCAATGGATCTTCTTCTGCCCAGTTACGTCGAATAGCTAGAACTTCCCCGGAACCACGCTCAAGCGTAATAACGTAAGGTTTAGCAATATCGTCATCGTCAAGCTCGTCGATCACCATGTCCGCATGGATCTCGTAGATCGCGTATCGGTCATCGTCAGTTAGCGAGACACCACTGTCTTCAGCTTTCTGCTTTTCAATGTCACTGTGGTAGGGCTGAGGATCGCCAAGATCAATATCACGGTAAAAACCACTGGCTTGTAGTTTTTTCAAATCGTTCTTGGTCTTCCGCATGATGTGCGTTACACGTTCTGCGGTTTCGATATGACTTGCGCCGTAAGGCACGACAACATCTTCAGCGGGAATATAGATAGCAACTTGTCGTCCCATATTGGGATCGTAGTAAACTTTTTTAAATGCGGAACCAGCCAACCCGAGGCTATACAACATTCGCTCATGCTCTGAACGGTACTCCACCATCCGCTCAGTCAACTCGTAATTCATATCTGCACGAACACGTTCGGCAGCTTCAATCTTTTCGGGGTTTTCTTGGCCTAGTATCTTTACTTTAACAGGACCAGCGGCGGGAAAAGTTTCACTCATTGTTTCCGCTTGGAAACGAATAGCAGCTTCGGCAAGGACGTTAGAATAGACACCGCACGCACCTTCCCAAGGATCCGTACGCTCTTCGTATTTAAATCCTAAAACTTCAAGTCCTTTAACAAACGTGTCAGCCCAGTCTTTACGGCTATCAATGTCTGCTTCAACGAACCCCAAAACGTCATTTGCAAGATTTTGTAAAACATCGTCTGGCAGGACTTCAGCAAGATTAACGTTGAAATCTGCAAGATCAGCCATGTTAGCGTCAGGAATAATCGTAATCTCGACACTTCCATCGTCCAGTGTGACCATTTCTGGGTTGACAACTTCGATCTCCAGTTCTGCAGGTTCTTCGCCCTCCAGTTCTACGCCCAGCATATCATCTAGACCTTCGGGAGCCGCATACAAACCTTTTTCAATCGCCATAACTTAGCCTCTTAGTAGTACCCACCACGGCGCTGTCTAAAATATCTTTGTTCATCGGGTTCATCAGTCGGCAAACGAATAAACCCACCTTGCCTAAAACGCATCAACGCCATGACGGTAGAATCCACCAAGTCATCATGGCTCATAAATGGAAATCCAGCAATCTCTTCAATGACTTCTTCAGCCCATCTTGTTTGCGGCATCCAAACCAAACCGGACGCTACAATATCTGATACAGAGTTTAATCGGGCTAACTTATCCCCCGAACCTCGATGCGGTGTGTATTCCGATACCGGTAACCCCATCCTACGCATCTCTTGATAGAGTGCGGTACCTGAACTTTTCTTCTCCACAATAAACGCATCTGGATCCCACTCCCGATACTCTTCCATTGCTAAGTCTTTAAGTTCTGGGAACTCTAATCGCTGCTTAATACTGTTCAGCAGTATTATATTATACGCATCTGCATCTTCGTTTAGGAAGACACCCCACGTTGTTAATGCTGTAAAGTCTGCACGGTTATGCTTTTCTGCTGCCGCATCAAGCGACATGATAATGTACTCGCATACTGGAGGGCTATCCCCAACCCAAGTTTGCCACCATTCCCGCTTAATGATCGACGCTTCTTCCGCCGTGGGTTCTTGCTGATACTGCGCGTTCCACTGAAACGCAGGCATGGATGCCTTAGTACGTAGCAGTGCGTTCAAGTCAAAAAATTCAGGCCATAGCGGTTTTTGTACAGGCGTGCCCTCTTTGTCTTCTGTATCAAGGATTGCGGGGAACTCTACAATCTCATACTGGTCCGCCAACTGGTTCTGGGCCATATCTCGCGTTACGCGACCTGTCAGGTCATCCATATGCCAGCGGGTCTGGATAATCGCTACGCGGCCTCCCGGCATCAAACGAGTACGCGCACCGAACGTGAACCACTCATATGCCTTCTCGAACACCTCGAAGTTCCCGTTGATTACATCCTGTTCTGAGTGAGGATCATCAACCAGTAATAAGTCCGCGCCTCGACCTGCAATCGACGATCCAATACCGCACGCATAGTATTCGCCGCCCATATTCGTATTCCAGCGGCCAGCCGACTTAGAATCAACCGCAAGCGACACGGTAGGGAAGATAGACCTGTACTCATCTGTATTAATTAGGTTCCTTACTTTCCTACCGAAGTCTACTGCGAGGTCCGTGGTGTGCGACACCATCATGACCTTCTTATTAGGGTTCCGCCCCAGAAACCACGCCGGGTACATAATAGACACTAATTGTGATTTTCCGTGGCGGGGCGGAATATTGACGCAGATCCTATCCTTATGCCCTTGTTCGATTGCCATTAACATCTTGGCTAGGCGACGGTGGTGTTTACCCACCTTGTAGTCAGGTTGCATTCGCTTGCAAAATTCGATCAAGTCGTCGTAGGCAAGCTTGTTTGCTCTGCGGTTCTCTAGCTCATCGACTAATCTGTCGATTTCCGCAACTTCTTCTGGCGTATAATGCTCCAGATTGGTCAACATGACCTGAATTTCTTCTTCGGAGAAGTCTAATCCCGCTTCAAGCGTCATCGTCGTACGACTCTTCTGGAATTAACCCCAATTCTTTGTCTAAATCGACGGGTCCATCCTCTTCAAACACCGCATCTTCCGCTTCTATAGGCGGATTGACTAGTTTTTCGAGTTTAGAACGCAGTTTTGCCCGTAAATCGTCCGTTGACTGGTGTGTTACCGTGATTTCTGACTTCTCAGCGAACAGTCCTACATCGGAAATCTTACCTAGCAACTCCAATGCCCTAATTCGTACCTTGGCATCGGGGTTTTCGGACTCTAGCAGGAGCTTGTTTGTGACTAAGTGGCGGATCTGAACTGCGTTTTCTGCGACAGATTGCCCAAACTCTTGCAATATGTTGTTAGTTAGCACTAACGATGCAGGGGTCATCTTCGCTACGCGCTTTGTGCTCACCGCTCTTGATGTTTTATCTGGGCTATCCGCGTACGCCGTAGTGATTGCAGCGGCTGCAATCTCGTCTTCTACTGTCATTGGTACGTCTAACCCATGCTCTGCTAATTGTAACGCCGTATTACAGGCGGCTTCGATGCGCTCCTTCAAGTCCATATACGGAACTTCTTTTGAGTACGGCACACCGATCTCTGGAGAGATGACTAAAGACATAGTTTTACGCAGGTTCAAGACCGTTAATGGCAGTTTATACACAAAAATTATTTTTTGCGCAAGGAGGTTGGGACTCCTATGGGGGGCCTTTCCATATATAGAGGGGGTGGGGGGTCAGGGTTGTAATTATTAGAGGTATGTTATAAAAAACGACGCATCTGTAACCCAAGGATGGGTATGCACAAGACTCATCAGGACGGACAGATCTGCGAAACGATACTTAGTGAGTATCTACTACGTTTAGGCTATCTAGTCTTTAGGCCCTACGCAACGCAAGGTCCAGTAGATGCTATCGCAGTAAACCCAGCCACCGGAAAAGTATATCTACTTGATTCCAAGAAAGACTCCCGACGCATTTTAGCAGGGCGCAATAAGCCCACCCGCATATACCGAAAACTAAGCGATCAGCAGAAGAAGCTAGGTGTCCGCATGGCATACGTCAACATGGACACAAGAGCAGTGGTAATCTATCCGCCTTTAGACTAAACGAAATAGTAGCAAGTCAAACTACACGGTATGGCGGACTACCGTAAAAATACACCTATATAAATCAATAACTTAGCGATTTTGTGCCCTCGTAGTACCCAACCTACATACCAACCCAAACTCAGAAAAGTGCTCTGTATTTGAGCAAATTAGTAATACTAGTAGCCGTGTGGAGTCCCACGTAGCACGCGGGGGGTACGGGGTAGGTGGGGTGAAACCAGTTACGAAATGTTATGGAAGTCCATAACAAAGTATGAATTGACATTAAAAGTTAATAGGTGTTACTATTAATCACGTCGGAGCAATACCGCTCACGACGAAACCATAGGAGAGACAAAGTATGTCTACTGAACAAAAAATGAGTATGTTACCTGAATCGATTGCCACAGCAATCACTGGCCGAACTAGCGTAGTTGAAGATGCCGAGCGCAAAAAAGGCCAATTCGAGGATGCTATGTTTGCTGCCGGGTTTAGGGCAGATCATTGCCTCTCACCAAAAGGTAAGGACAGCGCAATCTCGCTATCAACGCCAGAATGCTGGGAACAAATCAAGGCAGCGATAGTGCTAGGATTTCCTGAAAAAGCCCGAGGCTTAATGCTCAAGGATACCAAAACACTTAGTCCTGAAGACTCAGAGGAAAAAAGAAAATGGCAACAACGCATTAACCCGAACATACGCGACCTAAGAAACGCGCTTATACTCAGAGAGATTGCAGCGGGTGAGCGCAAACAAGAGGAAAAAGAGACTAAGCCTCTCGAGGATAAGATAGTCGAACAATTGGTTACCCTAGCCAAATCCGCACAAAAGGCTGAGGAGCCAAGCTTCGATGTCATCGGGTTCATTCAAGCATTAGGCACCACCGCCGAGACTATAGGAATCGATGCAGGTATAAGATTCCATCTCAAACTCAACGGCAATCAAGACTAAATCAACCGGCCCCCGAAAGGGGGCCATCCTTGGAGGAAACGATGAAAAAGCAAGATCAGCTAATCCTGTTAAACCGACTCCACCGTGCTATGAAAGGATACAATGGTTTTGACCATGCAGACTCTTTCGGCGCATATCGACTAACCACTACTGGCCGACTCGAATATGTATCCCCGCTCGGTCACGTCAACGAAATTCACTTTGACCTACTCACCCAAATCCACACTTTGATAAACCGAATGGAGCAACGTAACAAGACCGGCGCATAGCCGGTCTGATGCC